ATGTCTTTATATAATAAAGCTGTTAAAACTAAAGTAAAAATTCCTAATGAAAAAGGACAGATGGTTGACAAAGATGTTGATATACCTCCAGCATCTGAAGCTCAAGTATTTAAAGATGAAGTTCCTTTAATTAATCAAACTATTAACGAAACTTTAAGAACTGATGCAGCTCAAGCAAATAAAAATTTAGGTAATCTTACTACAAAAATTAATAATATTGAAAAACAAAGAAACGAAATTACTGAATCTGTAAAAAAATTAGAAAAAGATTTTAAAATTAAAGTAACAAAAATTAATAAACTAGAAGATGGTTTTATGGATTACAGCACTTATCAATCTTTATTATCTACTCCTACTAAAAAATCTGAATTTATAAAACAAAAAGAAATTTTATTAAAGCAAAAAAAAGAACTAAATAATGAATTAAAAATTATTTACTTACAAGAAAAACCAAAAGATTTATTAGATGTAACAAATAAAACAATGGTAAAAGCATTTAAAAATGGTGTACTAACAGAAAATTTAGCTAGAGGAATAATACAAGAAACTGTTAGACCTTTATTTGGTGGAATTATAGGTGGAGGATTTGGAGCTACTTTTACTGAAGAAGGTGAAGGCAATGAAAAAACAATACAATTTGCTTTAATAGGTGCAGGTATTGGACAATACTTAAAAATGATTCAAAGAAGTGAATATAAATTAATTCCTAAAAAAATACGTGATGTTGCAAATAAAGAGTTTATAAATGGTGCAAGGAGAAGTTGGTTTAATACCTTAAAAGGTTTAACAGCAGGTTCTCATGTACAAGATTTAATGAGTTACTCTGAGCCTGTGGTAAACTATGCAGCTAAAATGTTTCGTATGCAAGGTGGAGGAGTTACACTTGGTAAAGTACAAAGAGAACTACCTGTAGAACAAGAAGCTGCAGTTCAAGCAGGATATTGGAGAAACAGATATGCTGAAATGTTATCTTCTTATGATGATGAAGTATTAGAATTAGCAGGTAAAATTACAAATCAAAAAGGATTAGATTTAACTTCAGGTCCTAATGTTTCTTTAGCTAGATTTAGTTTTGTTTCTGCTCAAGATATAAAAAATCCTAAATATGCTGAAGCTTTACAATTATCTAATAAGATTACTAATTACACAGAAGAATTTAAAACTTATGCTATTAATAGAGGTTTAGATTTTGAAGAAGAAACTGAATATGGTTTGACACAAATATTAAAACAATCTGCAATTAAACAAAAAAATTATGAACAAGTTATTAATGATTTAGCTGATGCTTTTTACATTCAAAGAGTTAATCAATTTGGTGTTCCTAAAAATTTAAAAAGAGCTCAAACTGAAGCTAAAAAAATTGCAGGAGAATATTTAAATACTAGCACTAGAATAAGAAATAATAGCATATGGGCAAAAGAAAATCAAGAAGCATTATTTCAGACAAATAATAATATAGGTAAAACAAGAGATGAAAAATTTGTATTAAATGCTGCTAGACATTTTGATAAAAAAAGGACATTATATGACCAAGAAGCTAGAGCAAGAGTATCTCATTTATTTGAACAAAATCCTTTAATTACGTTACAACAACTAACTAAAAACACTATTCCTGTAGCTGAGTTTGTAAAAAGATTTGGTGCTAAAGGTGAAGGCATAACTAAATTATTTAATGATATTGATAATAATTTTAAAAGTTTTGCAGACCCTGAAAATAGATTTAAGTCTGTTAAAGAATTATATAGAGTTAGACCCGGAATTAAACAAGCAGCAGATAGAGAAAAACAAAAAATAAAAGATTCTTTAGAAGCTTACTTTGGAGTTTATCAAGCTGATAAAGCATTTACATCTGATACAGGTTTAGCTGCTATTACATTTTTACAAACTGGATTAGCAATGACTAGGTTATTAAAAGTAGCTATACCAAGTATGGGAGATTGGTTACAGATAATGACTAATAGTGGATATAAAGCATCAGCAAAAGCTTTAATGTCTAAAGCTAACTTATCTGATGAAGTTTTGTCTTTAAATAATGTTACTAAACAAGTTAAAGGTAAAGATGTTTCTTGGACTAAAACACCTTGTACTAAATTAAGAGGTCGTGATAGAATAGAAAATTTAATTGAAAGAGAAATGGCAGATGTTTTAGTCTTAAACGGTAGTAATGGATTACAAAATTATCAAAGAAAAGTATTAAGAGCAACAAATGATTTTTTTGAAATTTTTCAATTAGGTAGAGTTACAAGAATTGCTCGTAATTGGGCGTTTACTGCAGGAGTTGAAAGAACTTTAGATATTTCTAAATTATTTGCAAAAGGAAAATCTAGAACTTTATTACAGTCTAAAACAGCATTACAAAGAGAAATATCTCAATTAGGTTTAAAACCTAAAGAGTTGCAATATTTAAGTCAATTTAAAAATGCAGTAGAAGCTATCGAAGACCCTTTAGCTAAATCTTATTTAAAAAGAGCAGGTATAAATAGTGCTGATAGAGATGCTTTAATACCAACTGTAGGTAATAGAAGATTGTTTGCACAAAGTAAAAGTCCTTTAGTAAAATTTTTAGGTAGTTTTTTATCTTGGGCACAAGCAAAAACTTCACAAACAAATGCTTTAATATCTAGAGTTGAAGATGGTGATGCAGCTTTATTTTTAAGAATGGCTGCAGCTTTACCAATATATCATAGTATTCGACAATTACAAGTTGCTTTATCAACTAATCAAACTTATAAAGATTCTGTTGTTGAAGAAAGTACATATGAAAAGGTAGGAGAAGCTTTAGGTTTTTCAGGATTAAATACTTTTGGTATAGAAAAAGTTAGAGGTATATTACAATTTAGTGATTATGGTTCTTTACCAGAGCAGGTAGCACCAGTATTAGGTTATATGACTGATATAGGTGAATTTGTATTATCTCCTTTAGAAGAAGGACTAGATGATGATGCTGATACTTTATTAGAAGAAATAGCTAAAGTAGGAATAGAAGGATTAGAAGTAGTTCCAGTAGCTAGAGAACTTGCTCCAACTGCAAAAGAATTATTAGAAAGAGATGAGCAAAAATTATTAGAACTACGAGGTCAATATTCAACCGGTGGCTTAGTATCAGGACCAGAAGTTTCTGACACTAAAGAAGACCCAGCAGACAGAGTAGACCCTTTTACAGGAGCACCTTACTCTGACCAGATGGCTAGACTTGGATTAGTTAACGGTGGTAAAGCTAATAAAGACTTAAATGATGTTGTATTACAAATAGAGTATGCTCGTTTAATTAAAGATAATCCAGAATATAAAAATGTTTCTTATGATACATTTAAACGTAATGCACAAGTATTAATAGATAATACTAAGTTTGCTGAAAGTAAAAATAAAAATTTAGCTAGGGGAAAAAATAAATTAAAAAGTTCTGCTTCAGGTTATTATCAATTTTTAGAAGGAAGTGTACCGACAGCTTATAACAGAGCAACTAATAGATTTTTTACAGGTGAACAATCAAAAATATTTCAACCTATTTTAAATAGTAATGATTCTTCTGCTGTATCAGAAAATATTCAAGATGCATTATTTCTTTCTAATATGTTTGAATCAAAAGGTAGTGATAAATATTTGACACCAGCTTTATTTGAAGGTAATAAAGAGGCTTCTATGAATGCTTATTTATATAATCATCATACATTATCATCTAAAGAAAAATCATATAATGATGCTACAATAAAACAAGCTAAAAAAATATGGGGAGTAAATTAATTATGAACATAGAACAATGTAAAGCTGAAATAAAAAGACACGAAGGTGAAGTGTTAGAAATATACATGGATAGTTTAGGTTATAAAACTCTTGGTGTCGGACACCTATGTCAGCCAGAAGACCCTGAGTATTCTTGGGAAGTTGGTACTGCTGTTTCTCAAGAAGTAGTAGATATGTATTATGATAGTGATTTTAATAAACATTTATTAGAAGCTATACATATAGTAGGTGAGGAAGATTTTAAAGACTTACCAGAAGCTATACAACGAGTTATAGTTAATATGTGTTTTAATTTAGGTGGTACAAGATTATCTAAATTTAAAAATATGTTAGCAGCTTGTAAAAAACATGATTGGAATGAGATGGCTAGACAAATGGAAGACAGTCGTTGGTTTGGTCAAGTAGGTAGGCGTAGTAAAGAATTACAAGATTTAGTATTACAGCAAAATGATTCTGTATACTGAAAAGCAATTAGAAGATGCTTACCATTCTTATAGGGTAACACAAGTCAAACAAGACATGGCTTTTGTAACACTACAAGATTTTAGAATAATGTTTGAAGAAATATTAGAAATATTATATAAGGATATATTATGAAAAATTTATTAAAGAACGTAGTAGGTGCTGTAGCTCCAACACTAGGTACTGCTTTAGGTGGTCCTATGGGTGGTATGGCTGCTAATATGATAGCAGAAGTTTTAGGTGTACCTAACAATCCTAAATCAATAGAGAAGGGTATAGCAGAAGCTACACCAGAACAAATGTTAGAACTTAAAAAAGCTGAACAAGCTTTTGAAGTACAAATGAAAGAACTAGATGTTGATGTATTTAAACTAGAAGTAGCTGACACTCAAGATGCTAGAAGTAAGTTTTCAAAAGACTGGACAGCTAGAATTATGGGTATAGCCACAGTAGGTGGATTCTTAGCTTATATATTCTTAGTAACATTACAACCACCAGAGCAGAATAGTGAGGCTTTAATAAACCTAGTGTTAGGTTATCTTGGTGGTTTAGCAAGTGCTGTTATTAGTTTTTACTTTGGGGCTTCACATAAGCAAGACTAATGGAGTCGGCAGTATCACTAATAACTGAATTAGGTTTTCCTATTGCAGCAGCTTTAGGACTAGGTATCTTTGTTTGGAAACTTATCAATAGAATTATTGATGGTATGGAAACTAAACTAGATACCCTAGATGAAAAAGTACAGACTGCATTAGACACTATGGAAGAAAGGGTGTCAACTAAACTTGATAGTCAATATGGTATTATTGTGAGTTTAATTGATAGAGTAAGAGCATTGGACAATCAAAGTATTAGACAAGATGTATTGTTAAAGACTTTGGTAGGTGTCCCAAATTTAATTGATTTAGAAAAAATAGCAAAGGCAGAGAGAGATGACCAAAGAAAAGATTGAGATGGCAACATTAGTAAGTATATTTTTATTAGCATTATTTGCAGTAACAGATATAAAAGCTGATGAGATGGTACATCAATTTAAGAATCCCAGTTTTAGTGGGATAGGTACTTCTGCACATTATCTTACCATAGAGAATCAAGAGTTCTCAAGAAAGATGACTATCAAAGAAGAACTAAAAGCTATTCAAGAACAAATAGAAAGAGATAAAGAGAACACTACACTAGCAAGGTTTATAAGAAACTTAGAGTCTAGAATATACGCACAGCTATCAAGACAGCTAGTAGAAAATTTATTTGGTGAGACTCCAAGTACAAGTGGCATATTAGAATTAGAAGGTAATACTATTGAGTATAGTATTGAAGATGGAATT